CTGCTGCTCTCCTGCCCTGCGTTTGGCGGAAAGGACAAGGGCATCCTCCCCGATCCCGGCGTCCGCCTTCGTTTTTCTGCCTGCCCTGCGCCTGCATTTTTCAATGGCTGCATCCCGGTCATAGCCTGTTTTTTCCTGCAATCCATTGGTAATCTTCCAGCACATGTCACGCATACGCTCATACTACATTACCGCACAGAATCCAAGTCGTTCCCGCTCTTTTTCATCTTTCAGGAACTCATCCAAAAGGTCTGCATAGTCTGCAAGCACGTTGCATATCACGATCAGGTCGCCCTCGCAGCTTGCGATGGTTTCCTCCCTGCCATGCGTCATACTGTAATAGCGGATGGATACCCGATGCCGTTCATCATCCAAAATATTTTCCAGAATATCTGCCGAATCCCCAACCATTACAGCGGCGTTCCTTCCTTGTAGATGGAAACTTCCTGCTTTGCCCTGTCATACAGATAGATGCTGTTAGAAAGGCATTTCTCTCTTGGGACGCTGCTCATGTTGATTTGTCGAATGTCCTCCGTATCCATGCAGTCCCTGTTCCTGCCCCTGACCGGAAGGATAAGCAGCTCGTCAAGACTGGCGGGATAAATGATCAGGTCACTCCCCCTGGAATCCGCAAACTCCCGTAAAAATGGAATGTTCAGCAGGCAGGCTGAACCATGGAAATGAGTTTTATTTGTCGCAACGTACATCCCCGCGTTTATCTCTGTTTCAGCCTCTATCATGTCAAACAGCGCCTCTGCCTCCCTGTCCGTTTCTTCCTGCAGGACCTCCCGGACTATGCTGCGCAGGTCAACAGTATGGCATCCGTCCCTGCCAAGCAGGTTTTCCATGCCGGTCCGGTATAAATCCTCCTCCGCGACATCCCAGATTTCCAGCAGTTTATCTGAAATGACAATGGCTGCGTTTTCCCCCACTGCCAGCTCTGTATCAATGTAATACGTGGCTGCAAGGTCAAGGAATTTTCTGTGCGGGATATGTCTTAGTTCCGCTGAATTGGCAGCGTAATTGACCATCCGTATCCGCACCATATCCTTTGCCATTCCGAAATTCTGCACAGTATCCGCGATATTCTGCGGGACTTCTTCCGGGTGGCATCTCTGTATCAGTTCGTCAGTAATCTCCTCCAGTGTCATCAGTCCCGCCCCATAGAAAATGAAATACTCATCCGGATATACCACGGCAGCGATGCTCTCATCCTTTTTATGGATGAAAATACCGTGCAGGGAAAGATTGTTATTTTTCGTTACGTCTTTCGGGAATATCCGGTATCCATCCCCAAGTTTTTTCTCTATTTCCTTTATGATTTTTTCTCTGTAATCCTCCATTCCTTTCTCCTCCTTCTTACCATTTGTAAACACCCGGTACATCATACTCCGTCCAGTTGACAGACAATGCCCTTGCAACGGTTTCCTCCATCCGGGTAATCCGGCTCCCCTCCTCACCTTCGCAGGCAAGCATATAGAGGATCTCCGAAATGCCAAAGTAAATATCATGTGCCGTACAGGGAGCCTCCCCGTACTGTGCCACGAACAGATCCACCGCCTCGGCTTCATATTTCCGGGGAATTCCCAGTTTATCCATGACGCCCTTCATGCAGTTGACAGGATTCATGACCTCAACCTTTAACAGCTTCACAAGGTTCCCGGCGGCGAGCTGGTACTTTCCGTACAGGAGCTTTAGCTGGTCATCGAACTCGCTGAGTTTCGTGCCGTTCCTGTGCCCCAGCCGCAGCGGGCTGCCCAGACTGATTGTAGTGTTTTCCTTCCCGGATACCAGCATGGGAAAAATATTCGCCCCGCCTGATCCGGTGTCGGATGTCGTGATCCTTACCACGGGCTTCATCTCGTCGGGTGTCTTCCCATGCAGGGTCAGTTCCTTTTTATAGGCATCCAGCAGTCCATCCTCCCCGGAAAGCTCCCAGAGGGCAGATGCCATATCATGCTCGTAAAAACCGGCAAGGTAACTGCAGCCTTTGAAATTTTCTGTCAGGTAGTCCACGGAATGCAGGAATACCTGCTCCATGTCAAGCACCGCATAATCATGGCAGTCGCCTCCCAGCACTGCGGAAACCTTGCCTTCTGAGATGCGCAGCAGCGCCTCACCCTTTGCCACTTTCAGGCAGTCATTCAGGATTCTCGCATACACACTCTTTTCCACCCTGCGAAGCCCCGCACCGGAAATCCCAGCACGGTCAAGGATGCTCTTGATCGCGCAGCTCCTTACCGGATAATACTGGTTCCTTACCTTCAGGAGCAGCCCCGTGTTGATAATGGTATCCGTGATGATTTCCTCATCGAGCCCCTCATCCGCATACTTCTCCTTCAGTTCCTCCTCCACCTTACTCCCGCTGGTGATCGCCACCAGGCGCAGGTTTTTGGAGTTTCTCCTTTCCCAGAACGAATTCCTCCCGACGTTCTTTAAGCACTCAAGGAATTCCTCCTGCTTCTGGAATACGCCGCGGTATCCGTCAGCAAATACTCTTGTCTCATTCATTTTTCGTTCCACCTTTCTTTTTCTCTCCATTTATGGAGGCATTTTTATCCAGCCGCTCATGCGGGTAAAGCCCATATGGGCATTTCTGGCAACAAAAAAGGAATGGCCCTTAACGGTTTCCATTCCATACTGCGTGTGGTAATCCACAAATCTGTTTTTGTCCCCGGCAGTTTTACACATTCTGCAGAAACAAAAAGTACCAAAAGACTGCCATGTTTATACATGGTATCCTCTGACACTACTTACAATCTTAAACAGCGTATGCCCCGGTTCTCCAAAAAGGAGCCGGAACCTGCCGGTTGCTCCGAAGACTGTCCTGTCCCCGTTCCCCATATACAGGTTTCGCATAAAAATCAATTACGGGCTTATATTAACACAATATCTTGTATCATGTCAACTTAAATATACCATATATTCCATATCGTTTTGCTGTTTTTTCAATCCTGAAAAATTTTTTATTTTTTTTATAATTTTTCAAGTTTTTATCCCCTCCCGGATATTTACTTTATAGATCAGCTTTTTATCGTGGCTGGTCATTTGTTCTTTGACAACTGAAGAACATACACCATCATGTATATGGGTTCTGGTGGGTGGCTCCCTGCTTTCGGTATGCCATCCGTCCGGATTGAATTGCACATAGTGCAGCCAGGCAACGCGGCCGGGGAGGGCGCAGGAGACGGTGATGGGAGGTATGTGTAAATTTAGAATAGGACAACTATTAACAAGCATAGATTGTATTGAATATACAGATGGAGGAAATATGGATAAGCAACAAGCTCACCTTATATGTCAAGAAGATATTCAGGCGGTTGACATCCAAAATCTAGTTGACATCAGCGATGTCAAAATAGACACCACCATGAAAAAGACTGACAGAATACAAACATTTATCAGGGATATAAGAAACCCGTATTGTTTCCGTTGTAAAAATACTGTTGTTAAAGTTTCTTTTTGCAGCGAAGGCGGATCTTTTCAGGAACTGCTTCAGGATTATTTTAGTTCCCTGTCTCATAACGAATAATCTGAAATCCTTGCTTTTGCGCCCTTTTTTATATATGATAAAGGTGAAGCAATGTGCATTTATATTTTTAGGTTATTCTGAATTTGTTTTTAGAAAGGATGAATGATCATGAATATAAATGACGAACTAAAAGAATGGATGGCGGGAGATTATACCCGCCTTTCAAAAGAGGATGGTGATAAAGAAGAAAGCGACAGCATCAATAACCAAAAAGCTCTAATTCAGCACTATGCCGAAAGCCGCCCTGAATTACGTCTGGTGAAGCATTATTCCGATGACGGATATACAGGGGTAAATTTCAACCGTCCTGGTTTTCAGGAAATGCTTGAAGGAATCAAAAACGGACAAATCAACTGTATCATTGTAAAGGACTTGTCACGGTTCGGGCGCAATTACATAGAAGTCGGTCGTTATATAGAACGAATCTTTCCGGCTCTTGGCATCCGTTTCATTGCAATCAATGATAATTATGACAGTTTGTACAACAACTCATCCTCCGACCAGCTTCTTCTGCCGTTTAAGAATTTGATCAATGATGCTTATAGCCGGGATATATCCGTAAAGGTGCGCTCCAACCTAGATGTGAAGCGCAGGCAGGGTGATTTTGTAAGCCCCGCTGTTCCCTATGGGTACAAGCGTTTGGAGACGGACAAGACAAAGCTTGCCATAGATGAGCCTGCGGCCAATATTGTCAGGCTCATTTTTGCGAAAAAAATCGAAGGACAGAGTAACCTGCAAATTGCTACTTTATTAAACCAGATGAAGGTGCCCACGCCTATCAGGTACAAACAGGAGAGCGGAAGCCGTGCAAAAACTGCTTTTCAGGTATACAGTACGCCAAAGTGGTATGGTGCTACAGTCAGACGCATCCTTGAGAATGAAATCTATACTGGTACACTGCTTCAGGGAAAGACATACCGGCCTAATTACAAAATCCGCAAACCTGTTGCCAGACCGCAGAAAGACTGGTTCCGCAAGGAATACGCCCACGAAGCCGTTATCAGCCGAAAGGATTTTGATTTGGTTCAAAGCATATTAGATACAGATACACACCAATCTGTCGGCCAGGAAACCATTTATCCCTTCTCAGGCATTGTATACTGCGGCAACTGCCACCAAAGCTGCAACCGCAAGCAAACAGTAAAGAAAAACAAAAGCTATTTCTATTATGGCTGTTATCTTTCCAACCACACTACCTGCTGCAAAGGATTCTGCATCAATGAGTCCTATCTGGAGCAAACCGTGTTAAATACGTTACGTCAATACATAAACGACCTGACTGACATGGAGCAAATGCTTTCCCATCTGGAAAACATCCCCAATCAGCAAGTCGAAATAAAGACCTTGACGCAGGAAATCGAACATGTGGAAACTGCTTTGCAAAAATATCGGCAGCTCCTTGCCTCTCTTTATGAGGATTACCACGAAGGCTTGTTAAACAAAGAGGAATACCTGGACTTAAAAGAATCCTATCAGACGCAGATCAATGAACTGTCCGAGGCATTGGATAACATGACGGCACAGCAGAGTGGACTGACTGCCCCATTCATGGCTGATACATCTTGTATAGATGAGTTCCGCAAATATTTGGAATCTCCTGCCCTCAACCGCAAAATGCTGGTATCTATGATAAAAAAAATATACATTTATCCTAAAAACCGGATACATATTGTTTTCCGGTTTCCTGATGAGTTTGAAAAGCTGCTGCATTTCTTGCCAGACACTGTTTCTAATAAGCTCATAGCAAGGGAGGTGTAGACGGATGCCACATAAAAGAAAAGGCAGAATTGCAGATACAGCCGCTATGGATTCTAACGGCGTTTCTTCCAGTCTGGAGGGCTCGTCCAAACTGATGCCTACTGGTTTATACCTGCGCATATCCGGCGAGGAAGCTGCAAAGGGCGAAAAACTGAATAACCAAAGAGACTTGCTGTTCAGCTTTGTCAAAAAGCAAAATGACTTAAAAATTGTCGATATTTACTCCGACAATGGGGAAACCGGAACAACCTTTGACCGCCCGGAATGGACCCGTTTAATGGAGGATGTAAGAAAGAAACGTATCACATGTATCGTGGTAAAAGATTTGTCACGGTTTGGAAGGAACTACATAGAAACCGGAAATTATCTTGAAATGGTATTTCCTGTCTTAAAGGTTCGCTTTATAGCGGTCAATGACAACTATGATTCAGAGCAGTTAGAAAGCAGTGCCCTTCAGCCGTTAGACACCATGATCAAAGGCATTGTGAATGAAGCCTACGCAAAAGACATCTCCCGCAAGATATTTACTGCAAAAGAAATCCAACGGAAAAACGGATTATATTACGGGAATGTGCCGCCTTATGGCTACTGCAAAGATCCGGCTGACCCACACCACCTGATTGTCAATCAGGAAACAGCGCCTACAGTACGGGAAATTTTTCAATGGAAACTTGAAGGTATGGGAAATTTTCAAATTGCCCGACTCTTGAATGAAAGAAATATTGCAGCGCCGATGCGTTATCAGTTTCTGGCAGGCGCTGTAAAAGCTCCTCGTTACGAAAACAGCATCTGGCAGGGCATTACCGTCAAAGTCATCCTAAGCAACCGCACTTACACCGGGGATCTGGCAATGGGGAAAAAGAGGAAAAACCTCTCTAAAAACCTTACAAAAAGCAGGAATATCCCCTATGAGGACTGGGTAATAACGGAAAATACCCATGAGGCTATCATAAGCCGTGAATTATTCTTTGAGGTCCAGCGTATCTGTATGCAGGAGCTGGAAAAAAACAGGGCAAGCCGTCACTGTCATTCGGATATTGATTCGCCGGATGATATTTTTGCCGGATTGGTTTACAGCGGGAACACAGGGCTCAAGATGTATCGGACACGAAACTATTATGAAAAGCATGGAATGAAGTATCGTTATACCACTATTTCACAAAGGGATGCGGACTACTCAAAATGTTCAATCGTTACCATCAAGGAGGAACAGATACGGGAAACCCTTGTCTGCATCCTGAAAAAGCAGATGGAATTGGCATTGGAGCTGAATGATTATCTTGACACGGTACAGAAACATCAGACATTTCTTAGCAGAAAGGAGGCATTGGAAAAGCAAATCAATGAACTTGCCGCAAGGAACAAAGAACTTACTTCTATGCAGGCAGATTTATACCTGCATTACTCGGAAGGACTGCTTACCCGTGAAAAATATCTAGCGCAAAAGGAAGAATATAGACTGGAAAGGCTTTCATCAGAAAACCGGGTGGCAGAACTGAAATCCACCCTTGAGCGCTTGAAAATACGCTTTTCCCCACATAACCCATACATCCGGCTTCTATTGGAATTCTATAAAGGCGATTTCTTGTCAAAGGATCTTTTACATAGGTTGGTTGACAAAATTTATGTCTATGATTCTAAAACACTTGAAGTTGTTTTCAAATATCGGGATGAAATAGAACCTATACTCAAATTCCGTGAAAGCGGGGTGTTGCAATGAACAGCAACTATTCTTCCGAAAATTTTATGGGCGACAATATTCTTGCCTGCTATCTGAGGGTATCCGATGAAGATTTTGACTTGAGGCATAATGTTCTGAAAGACGAAAGCACCAGCATCAGCGCACAGAGGCGGCTGATACACAGCTATATTGAATCAAAGCCTGAGCTTAGGCAGATGAACATAAAGGAGTTTCTGGATGACGGTTATTCCGGCACGAATTTTGAACGGCCTGCAATTCAAGAAATCTTTCAACTGGTGTCCGAGGGCAGGATAGGTGCTATTATCGTAAAAGACATGTCACGGTTTGGACGGAACTATATCGAAACTGGCTGTTATATTGAGCAGGTTTTTCCTTTAATCGGAATACGGTTCATAGCCATCAATGATTCCTTTGACAGCTCAGAGTATATCGGTAATACACCCGGACTTGAAATGGCGTTCAAAAATGTTATTTATGACTATTACAGCAAGGATTTGTCTGCCAAAGTAAAGAGCATTAAGAAGATACAGCAGAAACGTGGAGACTTTGTAGCAGCAAAACCGCCATATGGATATATTATTTCTCCCGTTGACCGGCACAAGCTGGAAATTGACCCCAAATCCGCAGAAGTTGTAAAGGATATATTTCGTCTGACGCTTTCTGGATGGAAACCGGTTAAAATTGCACAATGGCTAAATGAACTGCTTATCCCTACCCCTGCACAGAGGTTACACAAACTTTATGGCTTTCAATGCGGCGGTTTCACTGAAGATCAACTGATGTCCCAAATTTGGAAGCCTGTACAGGTCACAAAAATCCTTCAGGATGAAACCATGACGGGAGCGACTGTCAACAACCGCGTTCAGGTAAAAGGAGTAGGCAGCCGAAAGTTCAAGCGGCAGAAAACGGAAGACCATGTAGTTGTCAGGGATACCCATGAAGCAATTATTGACCGGGATACATTCCTTCAGGCAGCTGCAATTATCCGTAATCGCAAGACTGTTCGTACTGATAACCGGAAAAAGAATGAAAACCTGTTTTACCAGAAGATTTTCTGCGGCCATTGTGGATGCAGGCTGAAGCATGAAGTCCATACGCGCCATTCCCGTATTGATGCGATTTATTATTGCCCTCATGCAAGACCTTCAGGTGGGGGTACATGTAATCTTCATTCCATAAAAGATGAAGTGCTAAAGGAACAAGTGCTACGTCCGCTGCAGGTTCAGGTTCAGCTTATTTTGGACAGGCAGATGCCTCTCCCAAAGTCGGACAAGGAAAAACTCCAAAGCAGGTTGCGGACAATTTCACGGCTGCTAGAGCAAAATAAAGGAAAAGTTCCCCGCCTATATGAAGAATACAGAACAGGGCACATGAGCCGGGAACAATTTGTCAAACAAAAAAATGCCATATCATCTGCAAACGATGAACTTGACTCGGAAAGGAGTGAAATAGAAGAAAAGTTATACGCCATAGAATCTGCGCAGAAAAAAACTGAATCAGAGTCGCTGCTGGAGATAACCAGACTGGAAACTCTAACTCAGAACGCCGTTGATCTATTTGTAAGCAAAGTCGTCGTAAATTCCCCTGATTCCATTGAAATCACTTGGAAGTCAAAGGATTTATTTGATGAAATGTGCAATAGGAATGCCTAAAAATCAGCATTCCTATCGAAAAATGAATAATATACAAAAGATTGTAACTACAAACCGGTTTGTCTGTCTGAAACACAATACTCCACGATCACAATCGGCACCGATGTCTTTTTGAGCAGGTAATAACTCCCATTCTCCTTTGCCACGCGCTCCTTCGACGGCTTGAGCGTCTGAATCATCTGCGCCTGCATGGTCTCCGCCGCCTCTTTGCTCTTGACAGAATCCTTATAATAAAATACCTGAACACCGCTCACGGAGGGGTCTGGATAACTGTTTTGATGAATGCTGACCGCCAGCGCCGGCTTTGCCTCCTCGATAATTTCCAGACGGTTTTTCATGTCGCGCACCTTCTTGTTGCTGTCGTTTGCCTTGTACAAACCATTGTCATCTGTTCTGGTCATCACGACGCGGATTCCATTTTCCTTGAGATTGCGCTCAAGCTTCAAGGCAATTGCCAGATTGATATCCTTTTCGAGCGCATTGTTTACGCCAATCTTTCCGGGATCGATACCACCATGCCCAGCGTCCACCACAATTGTGATCTCCTCACCGTTTTTGTGCAATGTTCTTCTCGCATTCTCCTCCAGCGTACTCACAAACTGCGCCGATTCCCTTGCCACCATGACCATTGCCAGCACCAGCAGAACTGTCAGGATTTTTGTCGTAACATTCCCATATTTCGCATTCATAGCTTCTCTCCACATAGATAGGACTCTATAAATATTATGTCAAAAGTAATTTTTCCATGACTCCTTCTTCTTTTTAAATGTAATTCTCAAATATTTACGAACAAAAATAAACAAAGTTTTATATAAATCGCCTGAAATTTGAATTGTAATATATTTTTTGGAAAGTACTGGAAACTTGTTTTGTAATAAATGTTGTATTATTTGCACAGATATGCTAAAATAATGTCAAAAGAATACAGATTGGAGGTATAAAGAAATGTACGAGGCTCTTGACTTAATCCTCACTATTGCCTTTGTCGTAGTGGCCGGCTTTAGTATTTTCAAGATTATCAAAAATAAAAAGAAATAATTTGATCAGCGGCGG